TTCCGCATGTCCATCTATTGAAGAGGTGGCGGAAGGCAAGTACTCTTACGATGCAGTCGCTGACCCCATCAAGGTTAGTAACCCAGAGGGTGTTAAGTGGATTACCCCTCGGCTGCTAGTGCTGGGCATCTGTTTTAATACACGTGTCCCGTATCACTTCAGATCAGGATCACAATTGGTGGAAAGATCAATGCTTGAGAATCGTTGCTTTGTGCAACAACCTCTTCGAGACACAGATTTTTACGCCAAGTGCGTCCGTGACTTTAACGAGACCGATGTTATGATGCAAATCAGGAGAACTGATTTGTCTCTTTTGGTTGACGATAATGAATGGTTGCAACACTTTACGAGTGCGGCAAAACGAACCATCATGCGTCAGGCTTTAGTTGACTTGCGTCGTGACGGGCTCTTGAGAAATGACTTCATTCGGAGCATTTTCATGAAGTTGGAGAAGAGTGCTTACCTAACGATGTTAGGACTCGAGTTGGCTCACCCTAGGCACATTGTCGCTGGGACCGCAAAATATCTGGCCGCGACTGGCCCTGATTTTTGGGCCCTTGGCAATGTGGTGAAGTCAGTTTTCAACAAGTATGCCTCGATCTTCTACGGGTCGAGTACTGCTGAAGAAGCCGGTAGAGCTCTGAGTTACCAGATTGATAGTCTGGGAGGCTTGGAGTCGGTTTTCTTCCTCCTGGGGGATGCTTCCAGGATGGACGCCCATGTACACGAACAGACACTCGATGAGGAGCATGATCTGTCAGTGGAAGTCGGTGTCAGGAGGGTGTGTATCCAAGCGATACGACCGAGGTCTGTAGTGTGTTACACTGTGGGCGGCTTGAATCTGGTTATACAGAATCGCCGTGTCACGGGTGACGCACGCACCAGTGTTATGAACACTTTGGAAACTGCTCGCGTTAATTTCGGAGCATTGACTGAGGTGGAGCGACAATTGAATGAAACACAAGTTGCAAGCATGAGAATGCGGCGCAATGAGTGGGTCTCTATGTTCTCCGTAGTTCTTGGGAAAGACTATTTCATGAATGTTAACGGTGATGATTTCGTTGCGGTTTGTAGCCGTGCGATGCAACACCCAGACATTCAGAAAATGTTGACTACTGCGGCACTGCGACTGGGTTACAGGATGAGGTACGATGTGGTCGAAGACTTAGAACAAGTCTGCTTCTGCAGTCGTCTCTACTGGCCCACTGCTGATGGTCTTGTGCTAGGCGCCAAGATCGGTCGGTGGCTCTTCAAAGCTGGGTACATGTTTGAGTCGTCCAAGACGTTGGAAGACTACCGTAGTCAGATGATAGGGCATCTCCAAGACAACTCCTTCGTGCCATTAGTTTCGGACTATTGCAGAGCTGTGATCCGTATCCTCCCGTCGTCCAATAAAAGGGCCGTCTTCGAGGAACATAAGATCCATGCCGAGCGTACTCATGAGGCTACTGAGGACACGTTGGTTTTTGCGTACCTCCGATATGGCTTAACCCGTGAGCATATTGAGGAATTCCGTCTTGCCCTGGCGAGTGTCACCAGCCTCCCAGTTCTCGTCAACCTGCCTTGGTTGGACGACCTGTACGAGGTGGACCAGTAGCGGGTCCGACAAAACTGGAACTCACTGAAAGTGTGAGTGTAGGAGACAAAACTGGATTTCAGTTTTTTCTGCCTAGAGAGTACGGACACGGTAGATCACGTAGCGATTGTAATCGTTTTTCTTTTCTTAGCATTTAGTTGTCTGTTTATTCAGTACGAAGATGGTCAAAGTGAAGAGGAGCGATCTCCGAGCCCTGCGCTCCGGACCGTCAGCACCACAGAAGAAGAAGAAAGCGAAGAAGCCCCAGGCACATGGAGCCTCCAGCACCCCTTACACGGCTCCTGGACCTCCTCCCCCACAAGAACCAACTGCAATCGGCAACGCCTTGCGCGTGTTGGGACTGGGGGTAGGGACTTACTTCGAGAACCCTGCGATGGGTTTGGCAGCCGGGGGGGCAGTGTCTCGCCTCCTCGGCCAAGGAGACTATGAAGTCAAGACCAACAGCTTAATCACAAGCGGGTCAGGACTGAATAGCACTTCGGTCATCATGGGCCCAGATGGGAGAAGAGGAATTCGTGTTCAGGAACGAGAGTTTATTGGCTTGGTGAAAGGTTCAACAACCTTCGTCAATACCAGTTACTTGGTAAATCCAGCGAATCCCACGACTTTCCCGTGGCTCTCGACGATCGCGTCTAACTTCGATGAGTGGAGACCTGATGGAATTGCTTTTTCCTTTAAGTCGACTTCCGCAGCCTTTAATGGTACCAATCAAGCTTTAGGCGTGGTTGGTGGAGCACTCGATTATGATGTCGCAGACGCTGCGTACCCTTCGCGACTTGAATTCGAATCAAGCGCTTATTGTACCACCGGAGCCGCATCTAATGATTGGGTACATCTAGTGGAATGCGAC